AGTATATGAAGAATATATTCTTGGCTTGGATATAAAAGGATCGTTTCCACGAATCTTGCCTCCATTTAATGCTCTTTCGAATGTCCTTTGGAACTCTATGAATTGATCTGCCACAAAATTCATTAGACGTGTTCCTGTTGGATTTTCTGGAGAAGTTATTCTTTTGAGGGATGATTGGTTGGGCACCACTACGTCAAGATTTTGATCAACTCTTCCATAAAGATTTCTTTCAGTGAACAGAAAGTCAACGACACCGACAGGACCGAGGGAATTATTCTCCGGAAATGCACGAATATCATATCTTCTTCTGTTAACAGCAAGAACTGTTGTTGATTTTGTTTCGTTTTTTGCTTTAAATTTTGCCATTATTCAGACTCCGATTGTGAAAGAAATCCAAATTCATCAAAATCGGAACCAGGTTCGCTGGTTTGTAAAGATTGATTTACTTCTGTTACTTCTGTTGCTTCTGTTGCTTCTGGTAAAGATTCTGGTGTATTATTTTTACGATCTAGGCTTTCCGCAGTATCTGCTGGGGCATCAGGTACTCTACCTATATCTGCTTCACTTTCAAACCCATATCCAATTGCAGCTGATTCTTGATATAATACGTTGGATATTGCTTCACAATAATCTTTCTCTGTCCCAGATTGTTCTCCTTCATTTATAAAAGTTTTATCTATGGCAGGGACAGTTATTTCTTCTTTTGAGCCAATAATTTTACTTTTGGGTTGCCCATCTCCATTGTAAGAAAATAGAGCATCAACTGTTGTTGTGAACTTTCCTGGCCCAATTGAAGATTTTACACTAGTGACCAAGTGGTAACCACCAAATCCAAGCTTGTTTGCGATAGAATTAGGTTCTGTTGGATCAAATTCTGTGCCTCCACCTAATAGTCCCCGGGGATCAATAAACACTTCCATACCGGGATAATACAGTGTATTACCAACCATATCCATTGAGATTTTGTAAACAGCAGATAATTGCATCAGTCCATCGTTACCATGGCGGAAAAACCTTGCTTCACGAATATATTGCATATCTGTTTTTGAGAACTTAATCTTCTTAAGAATTCCTCGGTCTCTTCCGATTTGATAATGCATGATTCCATTTTTTTCATCATCTGTTTTGATTCCTCTTTTATCTGTTTTTCCTCGGGTTGTTTCTGCAAAAATTGTTATATAATTAAATAAGTCTTTTACTGGTGTTGCTGTTCCTTCAATATCCGCAGATAAGGGGAGGAGTCCATCATCATATGCTGGTCCAACATCTAATATGGCTTCATCACCTAAGATGCTTGATATCGGACATTCATCTCCTTTTTTCATTCCTAAAAAGCTAGTTGTTTTAAATTGTAATCTTTTGTCTAGATCGTTTTTAAAACACGATTCAAGTAGTATTTCTGTTACTAAAAATTTAGCAATGTCTCTTATAAAGTACATAACTGGATAAGAAGTTCTCTCTTGTTTGATTACATTATCTGTAAACCATTCGTTAAATAGCTCAACAGAAATTGGAATATTTCCAATATTGACGCTTTCAACATTAGACTGTTCAAATGTGCTAATGTATTGAAAAGAAGATAATAAGAATTTAAAATTTTCTGTGCCCGGGATATATTTTTCATTAATTTTTTTATTGCCTTCTTCGTATAGACAATCTAAAACAACATATAGTAAGTCTGCCAAGAAAAAATAATTTATCATTTTGTTACCATTATTGTTTGATAATCTAACATCTTCAAATTTATTTTGTTTCATTACAAAATCTGCTGGATTTGATTTTTTAGCGAGTGTTTCATCAGAACCCGCAGTGTCCCCAACAAATACTGCTGGGGCGGAAATATACCCAGTCTTTTCAAAGGCAGCAGCAGAGGCATTAGAAGCTTGCGCATTATATAATAAGCGGTTTTCAATCAATCTTTTCATAATTGATTGAAAGGTATTCTTTCTTAAATTTTCTTCTATTTGTAGAAACTGTGCCCTTATTAAAGTTAATTGTTCTAAATTACAATTTTTACTCAGCAATATTTGTCTATATTTTTCTCTAGATTCTGCCAGTGCTTTCCGAGATTCTCGCGAAGCTAGCGCATCTAATGTTGTTCCTTTCAGCGCCGTTTCAACATAGGCTCTATATGAAACATTTATTTCAACAGACCCATCATCTCTTATATCTATGTCATGATCTACCATATTCAAATAAAACGTTTTATTGATTTTGTGTATTGCTTTTTTGATTCCAGCATTTGGTGCAGATTCTGCTTCCCATCCTATATCTGCTCTGATTCTATAATAAGAAGGATCATATTGTAGTGCCGATGGCGTGCCGGAACCTTTCTTTGTTCCTCTGTCTCCACCAGGCAGAATTAAAAGATCAACATATCTATGCCCCCCATTTGCTGCTTTTTTTTCTACAAAATCTTGAAAAGATTGAAAATAAAGCTTAAGGTTTGCGGTAATATCATTTTTTGCTGTCGCTGGTGTTGTTCCGTCAAATGAAAAAGAAAATTCTTTAACACCAAAATCTGCCCCACGATCAAAGCCAACAGAAGATAAAGATAAACTATTCACTCTGTCTGTATTAGAATGTTTTGGAAATTTAAATTCATGTTCGACCAAGGCACTACCAGAAGAGTAAACCTTGACCAATCTTATTTTTGGAACCAGACTTGCATGTTCGCTTGGTTTTATATCTAGAAAAGGTCCTATTGATTCTCTATTAGGTATCAGAAGTTTATTGATTATTGAAGATTTATCTTTTTGAATATTTTTCTCATCAATTAAATATAATCTTCCTTTGTATGGCTTCTTTTCGTGTATAGAATCTTTTGTTTTTGTCTTGATTTGTGCTATGTTTAATTTTGAAAAAAAGTCCAAACGGCTCATGAGAAGGCATTGCTTGAGAAATTTTTGTTTTGCTTTGATATCTTCTTCGGATGCTTCTTCGGGATCAGTATCTGTGCCGGCTATTTCTTCATTATTTTTTACGGCCTCTTCTGCTGCCTTATAAGAATTACCCAAGACTTCCGCAGCTTGTTCTGGATCAGTAATCTCCCCAGATTTTATTTTTTCTATAATATCTTTTAAAGTTGCCATTCTGATCTGGCGAACAGTTTTTTGAGCAATTCTCTGAGCTAATAAAATCGATTTTCTGTTAATTCCCTTGTCAACACCAAAGATATTTTTACCGCCCACTATAACATCTAGTTCCGGAACACCACTATCTTTGTTTATTGTATTTTGTATTACGCTTTCAAAACGTTCTTTCAGTGGATCAAGTTTAAGATTTCTAGTCTTCGCTTGTTGTCTTTGTACGGCTGTTGTTGCGGTAATCGCTTGACGATAATATCTTGTGTTTTGAAACAGTACTTGAACGAAAAAAGTCAAATAAAAAATCTTAATCCAATTTGTACCTTTGACTTCTAGACCATTAATCTCTGTCAGATTACTACTGAAATCAAAAGAAGATGTTGTTCCTTCGATCCCAGCAGGGTTATTCCATTTTACATCAGATTCGGTACTTAGATTGGTTTTTTTTATTATTTCTTCAAAAACTTTATATTGTTTAGCATCTAATCCTTCAGATAATCCATATAGCCGCTGGGGACGATTAACAAAATCATTATATGTAAAATACTGTATATTTAGACTAGTGGAGTGTACACTTGTTCTAGAAGCAGAGGAATATCCTGGCTTGCTTACCACAGGGTTTTCTGTGTCTAGGTAAGTATTTAGTGCTTTGGTGACTTTTTCTGAAAAGGTATTAAAATTAAACTGATTATACTCTACACTAGTGTTGGGGAAAGCCTCGGATATGCCCCCAACACTCTCTAAATACTCAATAACCTGTTTGGAAATTGAAATTTCGACTGTATTCTCTAGATAATATGCACCAAGAAAAAGCCACCAGGCTTGTTTAATATTTGAATCACTCGGATCAATTCTACCAGCTAAAGTGCCACCCCAAATACCGGCATCTGCATCTGAAGATATAAATAAATCAGCTGCTTGTTTGCTTGTGAAGTGTCCAAAATTATTAAAAGCAAACTTTAAATCTTCTTTGTCAAAATCATAATCAAAAGCTGTGACATCAAATGTATCATAAAACTTTTCTGCGGCTTCCTTAGAAACCTGCCCTTCAACTTTTGCATCTTCTAATAAAGCACCCATTAGTTTACCACCTGTAAGGCATCAGCCAAAGATTTTGGGATTCTGATTGTTTCTCCCATCTCAACATGACTTTCTGTTGGTTTTCTGTTGAACCCGGCAATGACCCACCAATGACTGGGGTTTCCATAATACTCGGAGGCTAATTTTTCAAAAGATAAGCCAAAATACCAAGTAATATTATGACATTCAATGTTTGCCAATTCTTCATCACTTACATATGTTGCTTTTGGAGAACGATATTGTCTGATCTCGCGAATCCCTCTTTTCTCAAAAAGTTTATCGTACTGTTCTTTATTGTTTATTGCTTTTTTTCTATTTAAATATCTTGACATAGTTTATCCTCCAAATGGAAATTTTGTCATCGCGGGTCCTTGACTTAATGTCTTTTCGTGGAGAATATTAAAACTAAAGGATATTGAAATAACTTTTGGAAAGAATTCGTTGTTGCTAGCAAACATACCCATTTCTAAGTTTGGCTTCCACGACAATCCCCCAATCCATCCAAGCAATCCATCGGTATTACCAGCATTAATTAAGTTTGCAAACTTTATTCTAACAAGTGGCGGTTTTGATAATATATCATTTCCATTGTTTTTCTTATAAACAGGGTACACCATAGAAATCAATCTTTCACATTTTGTAAGATTACTCTTCGCCCCTTCAAGACTTCCTGCGGGAACTTCAAATCCAAGTGACATAGTTCTCTTGGTTCCTTGATATGTTGATATAGGGTCCATTCTTCCAAATACGTCCTCAGAATTCCAAGTTGCGTCAAATGTTTGAGAGAAATCTGTTAAGAAAGCGGGAAATTCCACCTCAGAATTAGTAACAGTAATACTCTTTATTTTTAATATTGCATTAGTGCTGTCCGCATAATTTTGAACTGAGATTACATCTGATAAGTTAAGTGTTGGCATTATCTACTACCCTCCGCTTGTGCATCAATCACAAAATCTTTAAAATTTTCATTACCGATTTTAACTGTAACTTGAGGTTTAAATACATTTTCAAAATTAGCCGCAAATTGATTTATGGCTGTTGAAGTGGTAGCTCTGTTAATACTCTGTGTTGTAGCACCAGTCGAAATCAGAGCAAGATCTCCTAACATTGGTTTGAGAGTCGCTTGTTTTTCAATTAAATCATCTGTAAAGTCTCTTACACCGGCAATTACATTGAAATCAGCAGTCATTTCTTTGCCGCCTGTAAATGCTTCCATAAGAGTAATGAGATTTTTCATTTTTTCTCCGTCCAATGTCGCCATCGCAATTCCCAAACTTACGATCCCTCCGACTACAGCACCAAGTCCTATTGCTAGCGCAGCACCACCGAACCCTGATCCAACAACTACACCAATTGCAGCTAATGCACCAGTCAGTGCTAATAGACCAAGGGATAAACCAATTAAACCAATACCTACTTTACTAGCATCTCCACCAAATCCTTTTCCCATCAACACAAAACCAGCACCAAGAAGTACAAATGCGGCACCAAGAGCTAATAATGCCACTGAACCTTTCATAAGATGTGGCGCAGCTGCTCCTAATGCTTTGGAGAAGATACTCACTCCTGGTGCGGCAGCAGGGGCTGCTGTAGAAAATAAAGCCATAAGTGGACCAAACAGCCCTATGATTTTTGGAATGATTATAAGGGAACCGAGTATTACTCCCAGTGTAGGAACCAAGTAGCCTCCCATTGCGTCATTGGCATCTAAAATCTTCTGAAAAAATCCAGCTAAGAAATCCAAAACAGGAGCCAAAGAGACAGCAAATTGCTGCCCTATTCTTTTAATTTTTTCCATTATATCCATAGTGTCCTTGAGAGATTGTTGAAACTCTTCTTCTTTTGGATCTACCTTCAACCCCTTACGATAATCAGCAACAGACATACCAAAAACCCTCTGAGCCTCGGCCATATCATTTATTCCTGCTGCGGCTCCGATTGCCTTTTGTGAATACTTATCTAAGTCTTTAAAAGCAACTCCTTGTGCCTGTACTGATCGGATTAAGGCTTCAATTCTTTCATTCTCACTCATCGTTAACATATCCGTAGCGGACATTTGGGAACCAAGAATAGAGTTTAACTTACCAGCGGCACTCGCTGCTCCTTCAAAAGTATCAAATTGCTCTGCTACGCTCAATAAAGTAGACGTCTCAACGTTCGCTGCTTTTGCTTGTGCAGCAAGATCGGAAAATACTTTAACCGCGTCTTTACCATATACAGCTAGTGACTTGGCGGACTCGGCAAACCCTTTGACCATTTGTGATGAAGAAATACCAATTTTTGTTCCCATCATAGCAAGTTGCTTTGTGAGTTTTTGAGATTGCTTTAAGGACATTCCCATATTCTTATTAAAAAGTGTGAGTGTCTTTGACGCTGTTGCTCCATCAATCCCAAGTTTACCCAAGGAGGCAACAGTTGCCATCAAATCTTTCTGTGCTTCTTTACCTACGGTCATAAAACCAGTGAAATTATTGTAGAGATCTTGTGCTGCTTGGCCGGCTTTTGCTGCATCTAAACCAATATTCCGAAATTGTCCACCGACAGCGGAGATTTGTTCCGTCATTATACGACCAGCGCCTGTATTGGCAGCAAAGGCAGCAGACGCTTTATCCGTAGCAGAGGCTAATTCTAAACTAGCTTCTATCATCTGGGCTAGAACTGCTCCGCCCATCTTTTGAAGACTAAATGTCTCTTGAAACGATTCCTTCATTTGTTTCGGGTTTTTCTTTGCAAGCTCTTGAAACTTTACTATGCCATCAGAAAATTTATTAAAAGCTCGCGAATTAAGCCCAACTTTAAGTGCTAAGCCTTCAAATGTGTTGTCAAAAGATTCCTTAGCTTCTTCTTGTGCTTTTGTTAATTTATCTGTTCCCTTGGTGTTTTTGATTAGTTGGATATATAGTTTTGCATATTCATCCCCCTCCTCTGCGGTTTTTTCAATGTTTTTTATCTTTGCTTCTAATTCTTTCCTTTGTGATTCGTTTGTTTCCTCAGCTAATTGGTTTCTAAGATCTCTATATTCAGAAACACTTTGAAATGCGTCTCCTTGTATATCTTTCAGAACTTCTAGAAGTGCTAATTCATTTTGTTTTGCTTTGTAGGTTTCACCAAGTGCTTTATTTTGAGCAATAGTAATTTCAAGCCGCTGCTTTTTTAACTCCAGTTGCTCTTCTTCTCTTGATTCAGCATCTATTCTCGCTTGCTTTTCTGCAATTAGTTCATCAATTTTAGCATTTGCTTTGCCCAGGTCTGTTTCTTTGCTTTTCGCCATTCATTTAATCCTCGTCTTTGAAAGGCCACTTGAGAGTTGTTACTGATTCAAAATTTGAAACATCTGCTCTAAGTTCTGCTCTTTTCTTAGCTGTTTGAGGGTGATTATTACCAAACTCGCGATAAGCATCCAAAAACTCTTTTTCTGCTGCCACGGCTTTAGCATATGCTTTTACATCTTGATATTTCCCTGTGATCTTAAATTTTGTTGTTGTTTGTTCTTCTTCGTTAAGATTCGCAACAATATTTACATCATCTCCATACATATATTTCAAAAGCGTCTTGGTCCAAGAACCAAGCATTTCGCTCCAAGTTTCATTTAGGGTTGTTTTGGCCCTTTCCAAATCAATAACAAGCATATATAGATCTCCTTAACATAATTAGTTTATATAAAAAAATGCCCTTGCGGACATTATCTTCTTTTCTTGTTGGCTTTTTCCATTTCTTTCTTTTCATCTTCAAATTGTTTTCGCATTCTTTCACAGAACCAATTTCGAAGTCCAATCGGTAGATTATATATCTCTGTAAAAGACCATCCACCAAAATGCTTCATGACAAAAATTTGTTCGTATAAAGCCTCAGAATATTTATCGGTTAGGCCAAAAAAAGTCCGTATTAAACGGAACCTCCATTTCTTGCTGAAATCCACAAGAATTACACTCAAAATTATCACGAACTTTAATATCAGGCGCTGCTACCTTATAGCAAGCGCGAAGTTGTGTAGAGTCTAAAGTTGGCATATTATCAACATATTTTGATACAATTGCTCTATCAGTATGTCCTTCAATCGCCACAATCATAAGTTTGAATTGATCTGTTAAAGTTGTTTCTGCCATCTTTCTTTTTTTCTTATCAGACATTAATTTGCTTAGATGCTGTTCGTCTTTGCCATTTAAAAGCTTGAATTCGATATTGAACTTTGAGTAAGGCATTACACATGTGAAGTTTCCGTTATCTAGTTTTGACAAACCAAGTTGTTCGTTTTCTTGAGATTCATGAATTGTTTGTTTTGTTAGATCAAAATCAAAAGCATTCCTATCTCCACATGAAGGACAGGCTAGTTGTGTCTTATAGTTTGCGCCATATCCGGAGATACGTGCTGCAATAATTAAAGCATTTCTATCTCCAATCAAAAGATCCTGTGCTTTGATTGATTTATCTATGATAAGTGAATCAAGCATTCTTTCTATTGCAAGTCCTTTTTTAAGGAGAGTTTGCGAAGATAAAATATCTTCCTCTTTTGCCGTCATGAATCTCATCTCAATAACCTCTTGGCCATGGAGTGGATGTGTTTCTGGGTAGTTTCCCTTTGATGGTAGATCAACGAATTCTGTTGGTGCTACAAAGCTTAGTGGATCAAAAGCTTTTTCTACCGGTTGTTGTGGTGCCTCTGCTGGCTCCGGAGTGTGTCCTCCGAGTCTATCTTTATTTCTGCTCATTTATACCTCTTAAGTTAATGTTGCTGAGTCGTAGGCAACGGTTAGTGTTATTTCTAGAAGATCATCGCTTGAGTAGTCTAGATCTCCATATTTTATTGATTTAATGAATGGGTTGATAAGTTTCCAAGTTTCTACCAATTCTCCATCGGCATCAATTTTTGATATCAATATATCTTCACCAATAAAAACATTCTTTTTAAGACCATCACCATCTCCTGAATCTGGATTTATATAATACCCTGAGCCTATTAATTTATTAATGAGCTTAAACCCAACTCCGGAGTCTTTGCTTGGTTCAACCATAGTAATATCTATGTCATTCCATGTTACAATGCCGGGATATTTAACCTTATGGTTTATCAATTGATACTCCGACATTGAAACATCTGGCGATGGTTGCGTAACGGACTTAGCCCACCACATAATATCATCTTTATCATTTCCGAATTGAATTTGAAAGCGAAACTTACGTAGTGGTTCAAGTGTGTTTGTTGACCAAAATGCCATTTATGCTCCTACTATGATTTTTCGAAGAAAGTACCAGGTTTTCCGGAAGGTGCGGCTGTTACACATTCGGCCCAATCGTAACGGAATGTCATTTCAACAGTTCTTAAATCATCAGAAGAATAATCTAGATCGCCATACTTAGCAGATTTTATAAAAGGCTGCTTAAGTGTCCAAGTCTCAATCGATGTACCCTCAGCATCTAGAATTTCAATAGTGATTTGCTCTACACCAGCAGTCGTGGCTTTCTTTTTAGACATTGTTGAAAGATTAGTTTCATCGGCTTTAACAGTATATCCGGAGTTTACCAGCAGTTGATTTGTAACCGCTACAGCGTCAATGGAAATTGGATCAACCAAAGTCATAGATACTTCATTCCAAGTAACACGACCGGGAAAATAAAACTTATTATCTAAATAATTGTGTTCTACCTCTGTAACGTCAAAAGCAGGTGTAGTCACCGTTTTAGCCCACCACACTACATCCGTAGGAGCACCTGCATTGGTAAGTCCTGTTATTTGTACTTTGAATCTAAAATTTCTTTTAGGTTCCACATTGTTTGTTGACCAAAAATTCGCCATTGTTATTTTCTCCTATAATCTTTAATAACTAGTTTAAAACTCAATTCCCGAACGGGTAATTGTGAAATCGATTGCAATAAACTCTATTGCCTTTGCTGGTTTAATGAAAACCTTAGCATACATAATGTTGCGATCCTGATAATCAGGAGTAGTTGTTGTCTTATCTAGAATAAGCTTATATTCTGAAACGCCGAATCTTGACCTTGCATCTGAAAGGATAGGATCTGCGCCTGCTTTAAAGCGGTTCCAAGTAGCATTTACATTCTGGTCGAAGAGAACTGTTCTAGCAACTTCCCCAATGCGCTTCTTAAGATAGACCATCAAACGACGAACGTTGATGCGATCAAGAGCAGAAGGGGTTTGTTGAAGGGTCTTTTGACCGAATACAACAGGTCCTTCACCCGGGAAGTTAGCAATTGGATTAATATTGACTTGGTAAAGATCATCACGATCTGCCTTGTTAAGATTCTCAACTGGTCGCTGAACTCTCGGTCCTTGGTTTCCACCGAGTTGAGAGATACCACCGCGATTAAATCCAGCTGGAGCGAACCAAGGTGCACCAGAAGCAGCATCACTTTGAGCGAGAACTCCAATACCAGCAACTGAAGCCGGAACACGAAGTCCCATGTCTTCACCAGCAAGAACTACTGGTGGATAATAAGTAGCTGCGTAGCTTGAATTATAATCTTGTGTATTTGCATCTGCGATAGCTTCTGCGGCAGTTCCATTGGCATATACACCAGAGTGTTCGTGTTCTGCTTTAAAACCAGAATCTACGTCGATAATAGCAAGAGCATCCCCGCGATCTTCTGTGTTGTTTATGAGGTTTCTTCTCAAAGAGTTAATAGTAAGACCAGGCACAGAAACAACATCGTACTGAACCACTTCTTCATCAGAAATAATATCTAATACTTTTTGTACTGAATAGTGCGCGTAATGTGTGTTCTCGGTTGTGCTGTTTGATAATGCTTGTCCACTTTTGCTTGAGAACGGATCTGTAAGAGTAATATCAACTCCGTCTGTTCCACCGAAGAATGGTGCTTGGAATTGCTTAACACTTTGCGAGGCGATAAGATAAGCAGAGCCAGATTTTGCTGTTAATGCGGTACCAGCAGCATGTGAGCCTGATTCATAATAATATTTATTGTTTGCAACATTCCAAATGATATCATCTAAAGTAAATACGAAGGAATCTATTACATCATCGCCACTACTATCAAATACATCCTGATTATCAGACAAAGGACGAACAAGATCTATATAGTCAGCCTGTTTCCATACTCTAGATACATTTTGATCGGTAGATTTGAAGTGTCTAACACCGAAAGTGTCATTGTAATTATAGTGTCCGCCGTTCTTTGAACCAGATGTTGTGAGTTGCAGTCCTGGAAAAGATATAGAAGCAGTTGTATCATGAAAGAATTG